AATTCGAGCACGTCGTCGACGTAGGACGGGAGCTGCGACGACGGCACCTTGCCGCCGGAGTCGAGAGACGCGACGCCGTTCGCCGCACCGACTGCGCTGCTCGATACCTTGCCGGAGATCGAGGTCACGAGCTCGTTGACGGCCGCGAGCAGCGACGTCTTCGTCGTCGTCGTGAGGCCGGAGAGATCGCCCGACGAGTTGCCGGCGATCTTGCCGTAAATCGTCTTGCATTCGGTCGCGACTCGGGTCGCGAGGCTGGAAAGTTCGGTGAGCAGAGACATTCGTTTTTCCTTCGTTAGACGAGCTGATTTTCAAAGAGCACGACGAGATCAATCGGCGGCTCGGGAAGTCGGTCTTCGTTGATGCGCCGGCCGGCATCGAGCGCGGCGACGCCGCTCGGCGCGTCCTTTTGCGAGAGCTGCACGTAACGAGCGTCTGCAGCGTCCTGCGTGAGGCCGCCTCCTTCTCCCCCACCGGGCGGGCCCGGCGGCCCGCTTGCATCGATCTCGACGACGTACGTTGGTCGCTCGAGGGCGACTGTGACGCCGCGCTCGATAATGATCGCGAGACTCATGACGCAGGCCCGAAGAGTTGCAGCGCGCCATGCACGATCACGATCTTGCCGGCCGGCGGAAGATCGCGAAGGAAGTAGTAGTAGTCGCCGGCGTCACGCTCACCGAGCTTGGCCTGCGGAATCGAGAAATAGACCTTGCGCGCAGCGAGATCCGGCACCGTGATGCCGCCGTTTTCCCCGTTGTCGCATACGATCAGCGGTGGCGTGTCGCCGCGCGAATTCCGGTACAGCTTCCAATCGAAGCTGTGCCCGTCGATCGCCCACGGAAAGGTGAGCGCGAAATTGAGATCTCCGTTTCGCGGCACCGCCTGGTCGAGGACGAGATTCCACCGTGTACGCCTGTCGGACATCAGTGCTCCTCCTCGATCGTGAAATCCCACGAGTATCGATTGCCAGCGAGGTGCGGCAACGACAGAGAATCCGGTGTGAGGTGGCCATAAATCGCCGTGCGCCGGATCCATAGCGGGTTGTCCGCTCTTGGGACATAGAGGATCTCGCCGGTGCGCCCGGCCGCCATGAAAAGATCGTCGACGCTCGGCGCGCCTGCTGCCGACGTGGCGGTCTCCGCGAAGCCGTAGGCTTGCTCGGTCTTCATCGCACCGAAGCGCGCGCGCATAACGCGGCCGCGCTCGCCCTTGTCCTCATAGGCTTGATGTCCGCGCGATTCGTCGAGGTTGCCGGTGTCGTCGCCGAGCAGCGTCCATGTCGAGTCCGGGCCATCTGGAAACTCGATCGCGTCGCTCACGAAAAGCCGACCGATTTCGTAGAAGCTCGAAAGCGATACACCCCACTTCGGCTGGATCGACAAGTAGCGCGTCGATCGCTTGGACCCGAATACGGTCGGGATCCGCATGATCAGATGGCGCGGCAAATCGAGCGAGCCGGCGTCGACGGGCAGCAGCACGTTCAACTCCGACGTCCAATTCACGCCGTCGTTGCTGTACTTGATCACGGCGTCATCGGACCGCGTCGCGCCGCTCGCATTGATACCGAGGATGCCGACGAGCGTGATTGCTTTGGCCGCGCCGAAGTCGATGACGATGATCGGCGAATTCAGGACGATTCCGCGCCACGTTTCAGAGAGCTGGCGCACCTGCAGATTCGACACGGGATAGCCCGCTACCGTGCCGGCAGCCACGCTCAAGGCGGCGCCATCGATAAGGTTGCGGTAGCCGACGAGCGCGGTCATGGCTGCGGCGCCTTGCCCCAGAGTTTCAGGTCGACGCGGCGACTGAAGAAGCGAGAGCGCACGCGCTTGACGAGGAGATTGATGCCGCCTTCGAGACCGCGGATCCGTGGCCACGTGAGGCGCACCGTCTGCCCCGGCTCCAGCGCATCGGCCTGCGTGGCCGTGAGGAGCGCCGTCAGCTCGTAGAAGCAGCGCTGAGTGCGCCACATCGTGTCGACGCGATTGATCTCCGCCTGGATATCGTCAGGCTCCTGCAGGAGCGTGGACTGCGCGGGCGCATTGAGCGCGTGGGCGTAGCTCGCACTCACCGGCGCGTTGTCGCCCGGCACCAGCAGCGCCGCGCCTTGCCGGATGCAGCCGTACTCCGAGGTCAGCTCGGCGACGAGTGCGGGATCGTATGACGGACTCGTCGGGTCGCCGACGCTCTTCGCAAGATCGTCGCGCGAATACGGCGAATGATTGCGGCGGCCGGCCAGCCGGCGCGTCAGGCCTTTTGCTTCGTCGAGCGAGAACAGCACCTCGCCGGTCACGTTCGTGAGGTCGAGCTCGAGAACGGGCGAATCGGAAGGCTCCTCAATGCGACCGACCGTGATGGATCCGTCGCGCTTGGGCAGCGCCCAGCCGCACCAGCTGTCCATGATGTCGCGCAGCAGCGTCGCACCCGACGTCGACTGCGTGATGTAAGTGGCGACGCGGTAGTGCGCCTTGGCGTCGAGCGCCGCAATCGCATCGCCGTCGATGTCCCACGCCGGCGCGTCGCCGCCATATGCGTCCCAAGATCGCGCGAAGACGTACGGCAGCACCTCGGGCAGGTACTCGATCACGGTCGAACCGAGCTTCGGGCCGACCGGATTCGCGACGATCTTGCCGGCCGCGGCGTTCTCGAGGTGAAACCCGAGCTTCTTGCCGGAAACGGTGTAGTACGACCAGTCGATGATCTGGACACTCGACACGGTCATGCTGTCGATCGTGCAATCGACGGCGCCGTAGCTGCCGAGCACGATCTGCAGCACCGATTCCGCCGGCACGTCGATCGTCACGTTGACAGCGCCCGTGGCCGCGATCGCAACGACGACGTCGTTCGGCGGCTGGCCGGGCAACCCCGTCGTCCGGAACAGAATGTTCCCCGCCGTCGCTACGGCCGTGACGGTGAAAGCGATGGTGTAGCGGTAGCTGGCATTGAGGTGCGAGCCATTGAAGAACATCGCGGTCAGCATCTGGCCGCTTGACTGGCAACGGCAGGCACCCGAGGCGTTCGAAAAGCGATCGTTCGTCGCGCCGAACGTCGTGATTGCGGTCCATCCGCTCGGCACCGCTGGTGAGCCAGCCCACGTTGTGAAGGCGCCGCCATTGAGCAGCGTCATCGGATTGTGGGCGGTGTACGGATCCGCGGCGCTGAAGAAACGATCGCCGCTGTCGTAGACGTCGTCGATCTGCGTGAGCTCCCCGGTCACCGTGTCGCTCGTGAAGATCGAGCCGCTCGTGAAACCGTCGGTCATTTGCCAGTTGCGCGCGGTGGTCGCATTCGAGAGCAGCGCGCCCTGACAGAAGAGTGGACGGCCGAGCGTGATCGGCAGCGGCTGGCCGGCGAGCTGCGCGTTGGCCTGATCGTTCGGGAAGAAGAGCGTCTGGATCGAGCGCTGCATGATTACGAGCGGGCTTGCGAGCACGACCGCGAGGCGCCGATTCGAGAGTGATTGCAGGTGGTCGATCTTGCCCTCTGACCAAACGGTGAACGCCGCGCGCGCATCGCCCTCGTAGCCTTCGAACAGCGTGTAGTCGGCGTCTCGCCACTCCCATGCGAGCCACTCGTCGAGGCCGCCGTCCATGTTGACGAGCACGACCTGGCCGGGACTGCTCTGCGGCTGCTCGTCCCACACCCAGCACGAGGCTTCGCGGTCGGTTTCCACGTCCTGCTGGCTGCCGACGATGCGCGCGCGATAGATCGTGTTCGCGGGCGTGTCGGCGCTGCCGGTGTTGAACTTCTCGCTGGCGCAATAGACGGGATTCACGACGGGCGCGGGAAACGAGGCGACGCCGCCGTTCGCGCCTTCCGGAATGGGGTAGACGAAGGGAGATTCGCCGAAGTTGGCCGTGCACGACACCGTTGCACCGACCGGTCGGCTCATGCCTACGATCGCGTATTGAGGTACCTGCTGCAGCTGAATTTGAGCGGAAAACCAGTCGCCGCCGTCGACCGCGATCGAATACTTCCCGCTGTCGCGGTCGTACCAATGCCGAACGATTGAGCCATTCGAGATCGCCCCGGCATTGCCGATTAGCGAACCGTTTTGGTAGACGTTTCCGTCTTGACGAATGGCGGCCGCAGCGGCCCCCAGAAAAACTCCGGGAAAATTGGTCAGAGGGAAGCTGGCCGTCGCCACACCGACCGTGAAAGTGGCGCTGCCGGTATAATTGTGCGTCGTCTCCCAATACGCCTGGCCTGCCTTCATGCCGATGTCGCCGCGCACGCAGCCGACGCCGGCGCCCGTCGTGGTTTTCGTCGCGACGAGGTTTCCGCCGCTGAGCGAAATCGACGAGTCTTTGTCGGCGGGGTTCCACACCCCAGCGACCTGCGGCTGCGGAATGCGTGGGTAAAACTCAGCGAGCAGGATGCGTCGCTTAGCCATAGCGACGGCTCCGCACGTTGGCCTCGTTCCGCCGAGCGAGATCGTCCTGCTGCTGACGAGAGGTGTCGCCCTCGGTGCGCACCTGCTCGCGGATCGCACGCTGCCCGCTCGCGTTGTCTCTCGCGAAAGTCTGTAGCGTCACGTGCAACGCGCGCACCTCGGCACGCAGCGCGCGCACCTCATCGTCGTTCGCGGCCGCGCCAGTGACCCGGATGCCGTAGCGATCGAGGATCGCGCTCGATTGCGCATCGATGATCTTCTCGCCTTGGTGCACAAGCGCGAGATGGTCATACGGGATGCCGGCACTGCCGATGGCGTAGCCCGGCACGCCATCGTGCTTGTTCGCGTCCTTGAGGAACCCCGAGATGTCGCCGAGCAGGCCGCGCGCTGCAGCGAGATCGCTCGCCATGTCGTCCGACTTGCCCGCAATGCGATTGAGATAGTCGAGCTGGTCGGCCGCACCGTCCGGAACGATGTCGTCAAAGAACGGTGCGAGCTGGTTCTTGATCTCCGGCGCCATGTTGTCGACGTGGTCGCGCAGCGCCTTGACCGCCTCGTTCTTTTCCTCATCGCTCGAGGCTTGCGCGACCGCATCGAGGTACGGCTGCAGCTCGGTGCTGGTGTCGCCGCCAATCTCGCCGACCTTGGTGCTCAACGCCTGAAAGATCGGGCTGTTGACGTCGGTCAGCTTGCCGAGATCGATGCCGAGCGCCTCGGAAAGATCCTTGAGGTTGACGCCCATGCTGGCCGCAAGATCGGCGAGCTGCCCCGCCGTCTCGGCCGTGAGAGACGTCAGATCGATGCCGAGGCTGTCCGTCAGCTCGCGGATGCCGGCGGCGAGATCGGGCAGCTGCAGGCCGAGTCCCTGCACGAGCTCGCCGAGCGGAATTCCGAGCTGTGTCGCCATGTTCGCGAGCGCCTCGACCGAAGCGCCAGTGATGTTCTGTAGGTCGATGCCGAGATCAGTTGCGAGCTGCGTGAGGGGCACGTGCATCTGCTCGGCCAGCTCGAGCACCGGGACATTCAACGCTTCGCTGAGATCATGCAGATGCTGAACGAGCTGCTCGGCGAGGATCGCCCGGTTCGTCGCCTCTTGCTCGCCGATGCGCTGATCGCGCTGATCGAGATAGTCCGTCGTGATGTGCCCGCCGCCGAGGCCGCCGCCGGCTTCGCCCGGCGGCGGCACCGTCGTGCCGTTCGTGACGACGCCCTGCAGTAGCTGGCGCACCCACGCATAGCCGGCGTTGTAGTCCGCGCCGCTCGCTTCGCTGCCGCGCAGGAGCTGCAGGAACGTCTGCGCCATCTGAGGCAGCTGCGACATGGCCTCAGCATCGCCACCCAGTGCGCGCTGCTGCAGGAGCGTGAGCTGTCGACGCGCTTCCGCGAGCTGCTGCTCGGGCGAGAGGCCCGAGAGATCTCCGAACTGCATCTGGACCAGGTAGTCCTGAATCGACTGGATGCCGCGCAGCTGGTCCTCGTAGAGCTGGCGCTGCGCGTCGTCGACGCGCTGGATCTGCGCGACGGCATTGTTGCCCCAGTCGGCCATCGCATCGTTCGCCGCGCCAGCGCCGCCGCCGCCGCCATACAGCTGAGCGACCAGGTCGGCCGTCTCCTGGCGCAGCACCTTGATCGCCGCCGCGATCTTTTGCGCGGCGATCTGATGGATCAGCGCGAGATCCTGCTCGGACGCGCCCTGCAAGCCGGCCGCGCGCGCGAGATTGTTCGCTTGCTGGATCGTCTCCGATTCCCACGCTTCGATCTGGAAACGCGCGGCCTGAAAGCCCGAGATCGAGCCGACATTGCCGGCATCGGTCGCGAGCTGTGCAACAAACTGGGCGTACTCGCCGATCTTCTTCGTCTGCTCCTCGAGCGCGTCGTAGTATTGATCGGACACCTCGGCGAGCTTGAGCAGCACCGCGATCTGCTTTCGCCCTTCCTCGGTGGTCGCGTCCAGCGACTGCATCAGCTCCCACATACCGTCGCGCGTCGACGGCAACGTGAGACCGACCTGCGCGAGCGCGGACGTGAGCGAATCGCCCGCGTATTTCAGCTGCTCGCCCTGCGGCGCAAATTTCTGGATAAAGGTGTTCATCTCGTCGATGAACGTGTCGAGCCCGCCCGCCGCCTGCACGAGCCCGTCCGCGATCTCGGCATACTTCTGCGGATCGGTTTCGTTGACCGTAATGCCGAGCTGGCGAAAAGCCTGTTGCGTGACCTGCACTTCGGTCGCGACACGCACGAGCGTTTCGCCGAGGCCTTCGCCGACCTGCTGGAATTCGCCGATGAACGGCACGACCGCACCAGCGAGTCCGTCGAAGATCTTCGAGAACACCGCCTGCAGCGCTTTCTGCTGATCCTCAGCGGAGAGCCCTTCCAGCGAGATCCTCGTTTCCTCGACCTTGAACTCGGCGATCGCCTTGTCGATGTCGGCCGGCAGGAGGCCGAGCGCGAGCGCGCCTTCGCGCACCGTGTCCACGATCGAACCGATCACGAGCTGGAATTGCTTCGCGAACTCGTCGGAGACGCCGACAATCTGGTCACTATCGCCGCCGCCGCCGAACAGGCCGCCGCTCGTATGGATCGTCTGATAGGCGCCGACGACAATGCCGTTGAGCATGTCGGTCAGGTAGCCGCCGGCGATGATGATCCCCTGGTCTATGATCTTTTGCTTCCCGCCCCACAGGAAGCCGCCGATCGCGTTGCCGATCGGATCATTTCCGCCCGTCATGGCGTTGAGCATCGGGTCGTACTGGCCCGCCGGACCCATCAGTCCGTAGCTGGCGCTATGCGTCCCCGGAAACTCTGCATTGCCAGCGCCGCGCGCGAGCTGGTTGCCCGCTGCGCCGAGCGCGGTTTCGAGATTGCGGAGAGCGTCGAGCATTCCGCGATTGAGGCCGACGAGCTTCGTCGTCGCATCCGCCGTGATCTCGATCGCGTGCGCGATGCTCTCGCTTTTCGCGTCCGCGTCGCCGAGCACGGACCCCGTGCCTTGATGTTGCTGGCGCACTTCGGCCGACGACGACGACGGCCCGGAGCTGCCGCCACCGGCAACCCGGATGCCAATCGACGCCATGAGCGCAATCATGGCGGCGATGCGCGCGAACGCCGTGTAGGGATCGCCGGTGCCCTGCGTCGCAATCGCCGTGACGGCCGCCTTGTACGCGAGCACGTCTTGAGCGATACCTAGCGCCGTGTATGCGACCGTGCCTTCCTTCGCGAACTTTTGCAGTGACGACACGCCGTCCTGCAGCAGCGCGATGTTCCGCTGCTCGAGCGACCGGTTCATGTTGTCGAGCGCGGTCTGCATCCGTCCGATCGTTTCCGGATCGGTCGCGTTCTTCAGCGCTTCGCCGACGCGCTCGATATTCTCGACGAGCTGGTCGTAGTCGGATTTTTTACCGAACTGATCGAGGATGCTTCCGACATCGCCCGCTGCCTTGTTCGCGTCGTAGAGGCCACCGGCCGCAGCTTCCGCACCCGCTTGGACGGTCTCGAGCGAATCCGCCATCTCGACGCCGGCCGCCGCGTTTTTCTTGTATTCGGCGGTGACACGCGCAACCTCGTCGGCGACGAAGCGCTGCTTCGCCGTCATGCCATCGAGCGCTTTCTGGTCGGCGACCTTGTCGAGGTAGCGCTGCAGCACGTCGCCGGCGTCGGCATATTTCTCGATGGCCTCATCGAGCACCGCGCCGGCGTTCGAATAGGCGCGGTTCTGCTCGTTGATGACCTCGGTCAGATCGTTCCCGTTGATCAGCGCCGTCTCGGCGAGCTCGTCGGCACGCGTGAGCGACTGGTTGTACTTCGCCCACGCCTGGTCGAGCGGACCGCCCACCTTGGCCGCAAGCGAATCGGCGTAGTTCGACAGCGCAGCCATCGAGCTCGCCTCGGCGCGGATCGCCGCGCCGTGGTCATCGTGTCCCTTCGTCGTTCGAGCGAGCGCATCCTGCAAGCGCTTCAGCGCCTCGGCGTTCGCATCGTTCTTCGCCTTGTTCGCGTCGAGGATCGGCCCGACGCCGCCGACGACATTGCCGAACTGCGAATAGCTCTGCTTGATCCGCGCGTCGTATTTCGCGATCTCGGCGTCAGCATTGGCACCGGCCGACTTGATGTTCTCCCACGCGGAGGAGATCCGTGCGCTGCCTTTCTCCCAGCCATCTCCGAGTGCCTTGCCGGCGGCGTCGGAGTATTGCTTCGCCGCGACCAAGTTGCCGGAGAAGAACGCGTTCGCCGACTTCGTCGCGTTGAGCAGGTTCGACAGCAGCCCGTTCACCATATCGCCGACGCCGCCGATGATGTCGACGCCGCCATAGAGCATGGTGAACAGGACCTTGAACGTCTCCGTCGTGACGACGACGCCCTTGCCGAGCCCCTCGATGAGCGAGCGCAGCGTGCTCGATTCGGTGCCGGTCTGCTTCGCCTTGCTGCCGGTATCGATCAGCACGCTGGAAAGCGCGAGCAGCGTCGGCAGCGCGTCCTGCGCGAGGCTCTGGCCGAATGTTCCGATCTGATCCTGCAGCGCCTGTACGTCGTCCTTGAACGCTTTCGCGCGCGCAGCCGCCTCGGTGCTGATGACTTGCCCCGTTTCGGTGGCCTTGTCGATGATGCCTTGCAGCCCCGAACTCGCCAGCTCGTCGAGCGTCGCGTTGAGCTCCTTGCCGGCTTGGCCGAACAGCATCGTCTCGATGCGCGCCTTGACTGCGCCGTCGGGCAATTTCGCGAGCGCGCCGGCGACTTCCTGCATGAGCTCGACGCTGGGCTTCAGCTGTCCGCTCGCATCGCGCACCGACACTTGCAGCGCGGAAAATCCCGCGCGCGCTTCCTTGCCCATCGTGCCGCTCGCGGTGGCGGCACGCACGGCTGCATCGCCGATCGCATCGAGCCCGCTGACGACGTCCTTCAGATCCGCATCGTTGCGGCGCGCGGCCGCGCCGAGCGCGCTCAATTCTTCCGTCGTGACACCGAGCCGCTTCGACGTCGTGTCGAGCTCGGCCGCGAGGTTGATCTGGTGCTCTACAAGCAGACCGACGGCGCCAATGACCGCCGAGACCGTTTTCACGATCGCGGCGCCCATCTTGTCGCCTTCTTTCTCGGCCGCGGCGAAGCTGCGCTCCGCCTCCGCGCCCGCGCTCTTCGCTTCCGATGCGAAATTGCGCAGCTCGCCGCTCGCCGAACGGAGCGTGCCGGTCAGGCCCGATCCGTCGGCGGAGAGACGCAGCTGGAGTTGGGCGTCGGCCACGCTAGTCCCTCTTCTCGTTCAACACCGGCTTGGCCGCATTCACCATCACGCGCACGCCCATCAGCACTTCACCCCACTCCGGCCGAGGGACGTGCAGTGCCATGCACGTCGCGATGACTTCCGCATTCGCGATTCCCTGATGGTGCGCACCCCCGAATCCGGCGAGCACCGTCCATTGGCAGGAGGCGAAGACGCGGACGATCGTCCAGTTGCAAGGCCAGATCCGTCTCGGCTCCGCGAGGCGCGCCGCTTCGGCACGCTCTAGCGCGATCGCGTCGTCGTCCCATCCTTGTTCGCGCAGTCCATCGATGTACTCCTCGACATCGGAGCCCGGCGCTCCCTGCGCCCACCAGACGGCTGCGTCCCTCAGTTTTTTGCCTTGCCCTCCACGCCAATGGATTTGAGGTACGCCTTGACGATCGAACGCGGCACCGGGAAGCGGTTGAGGAGCTTCTCGCGGTTCGTGTCGTTGACTTCGAGCGGCGAGCCGTCGACGTCTTTCACCTGATCCGGCTTCCAGCCGCGGAACACGCGCTCGACGACGTCGGCATCGCGCAGCGGCGGCTCGCCCTCGTCGCGCGGGCGGAACATCTCGGTGATTTCGTCCTGCTCGAGACGCGCGAACTCGGCGTCGAAGGAAAACTTGCGCGTGCGGCCGTTCGCGTCGACGAGCTCGACGGGAACCGGGTACCAGTACGACGGGGAATCATCCAGCTGAAACATGCGATCGTCCTCATGGGAGCTTGGGGAATCTCCCTGCGGGGGCGCGGGACTTTCGCAGCGATCGACGCGCTTGCGTCAGGTGAACGCGAGCGACATCTCGTCGTCGCCCTCGTCATAGACGAAGGCGAGGTTCGCCTCAAGCATCGCGCGGCCCTTGTCATCGCCGTATTTCGGCTGCAGGAGCTGCGTCAGAGGCGCCGCGAACGTGATGATGTTGCCGGCCGTCTGTCCGTGCACGAGCGACATCGCGGCCTGCACGTTGGTCTTGGCCGTCGTGAAGTAGTTCTTCGTGGTGAGCGTCGGCGCGAGGAGCGAGATCGAGCCCGCCGGCTTCTTCGACACGATGTCGACGAACTGCTCGCCGGGGTTGTCGTAGAACTGCACGTCGTTCGCGTGATCGTACGAGAAGCTCTTGTACACGGATTGGAGCCCGTGCAGCGTGACCTTCGGCGTGTACGCGAACGCGACCGGATTCGGCAGGATGAAGCCCGTGAAGTCCGGCGCGATGTCGGCCGTCGTGATGGGATCCACCCACATCGCCGTGAACTTGAAGTGGAAGTACGGGATGCCCTGGCTGTCGAACTTGATCGACCAGGTGCCGCGTGCGCCCTTGCCGGCGTGACGCTGACCGTCCATCTGGTAGTACATCGTCAGCGAGTCCGTGCCTTCCGAGGCCGGGTCGTACGTGACGCTCAGGTCCTCGACGATGGTCTCGCTCATCTGGCATGCCTTGAAGAGGCGACCATAAACGGGCGCGGTGCCTGCAGTGCCGGATCCGGCCATTTCGACGTCGAACTCGAAGCCGAGGTGCTCGCCAACATGGATCACGCCGGAGTTGCCGGTCGCGCTGCCGTCGATGTTGCGTTCGATTGCGGTCGCATCGAACGGCGTGCATTTCAGCTCGTGCGTGCGGATCGCATCCGTCGTCGTCAGCGCCACGGCCGTACCGTAGGTCAGCTCGAGAGCGCAAAAGAGGGTGATTTTCCGAGTGCGCATTGCGGTCTACTCCTGTCGTGCGCGGTGCTGCGGCGAAGCCGCGATCTACTTGCCCTTGACGTCTTCGTTTTTCGGCGCCGCGCGAGGCGGCAACGCACCAGCGCGCAGGTCCTGCGTCGGCGCGATGTGCTTGACGAGGTTGCCTTGCTTGTCGCGGATGAACGTGCCGCCCTTGCGGCGATCGGGCTCGTTCGGGTTCTTCTGAGATTTCATGACTGGCGCTCCAGGTAGCGGATCGTGTTGAGGCCGAGACGGCAGACGTGGCACAGCACGCCGGCGAACATCGCGGGCCCGGTGTCGTCGAGCTGGATGCCCGACTCGCCGTTGCCGGATCCGTCGTCGGGCACGGCGCACTGAGCGACCGTGCCGCCGAGCGTCTCGTCGGCGGCGAAGGCGTCGCGGATGGACTCGATGAGATCGTCGAAGACGAGCTCGCTGGCCGCCGCGTCGTCGAGCGACATGACGCCGACGATGCGCCAGCGGACGTGCTCGACGGTTCTCGAAAGGAGGTTGCCGACCTCGCCCGTGTTCGGCCGCCGCACGAACCAGCCGCGGATCATGTTGTGCTCGGGCGAGAAGTAGTGCCGCTTGAGCCCGGTGTTGTCGGACGCGTAGCGCTCGTATGCATGCACGTTGCCGATGTCGGCAACGCTGTCGAGACGCGCAACGATCGCATCACGGACGACGGCGATGCTCATGCGAACCTCGCGGCGAGGCGCACGGCGATGCGCTGCATCGCGGCGTCGAACTTGCGGCGGATCTCCGCCTGGCTTCGATCCCACACTGTACGCCAGACGGGATTCGGTTTCGTGCCTCGCACGCCGATCGTGCGCGCGATCGCGAACGCCGCGCCCTTCGCTTCGTCCTCGCCGAGGCCGAGCTTGGCGACGGCCCAGTCGATCAGCGGCTGGATCGGCGGGCGGTGCGGCTTCGTGCCGCCCTCGATGTACGGCGCATACTCCTTCGGGCTGTACGTCGAGCCGATGACCGTGTCGGAGAGCGCGCGCTCCTCATGCGCGATCGAACCGCGCAGACCCCCGCCGTGCAGGCCGCCTGCGCCGGCCGGCAGCGACTGCATGAGCTCGCCCTGCAGCAGTACGTCGGAATCCGTCATGGCGACGAGGAGTTCCTGCCGCGTAATGTCCGGCGCGCGGCGCCAGGCATCGCCGAACGCCACGAAGTCGCTGACGTCGAGGCTGATGTTCATGCGCGCCGCCAGCTCGTCGGCGGATGGAAGAGGCGCGGCCGGCCGAGCGAATCCGCGCGGGTCACGGCGACGTCGACGCTCGCGGCCTTCGTGCGATCGTTCGGCTTCGAGCCAACGACGCGCACGTATTCCGCATCGAGCTCGCGCTTGCGCGCGCGCCAGCGATCGGATTTGCCCTTGTGGTCGACGGTGTCGGCGCCGATCGTCGGCGCCGCTTCGTTGCTGTAGTTCGCGGCGAGCTGGCCGCAGAGATCCGCGGCGGCGAGCGCGGCGACCGCGTGCACGTGCTCGCCGGGAATCGTCGTGTCGTCGCTGTCGTCGAGCGTGTGCGCTGCGGTGTACGTGAGGCGCATCGTCGCGCCGGCGGGAAACTCGACGCTCGGCACGAGCATCAACGCATCGGGCGTCTCGTAGATCTCGATTTCTCCGGCCGGCACGTAGCTCGGCGGCCGGTTGCCGACGGGATACTCGACGCGCAGGAGCTTCGATGCGCTCGTGAATCCGGCCGGGGCAGGCAGGTTTCCGTCCTCGTTGACGTCGACGTCGGCCACGGCGCGACGCGGCGCATCAGCCGAGTAACGCAACACCGCATGCGCGATCGCGGTATCACTGGCCGATGAAGCAATGACCTGGTCCGTGTCGCGGACCAGGTCATTGACGAGGGACTGGACGTCCGCGAGCTTCATCAGGCCACGATCGACCCGTCGAAGCCGCGGTAGTCGCGCACCGCGCCGCCGT